AGAAACATTCACACTGAGGTTACTGGCTTCATCCGGTGAAAAAGCCAAATAAAAACTGACATTTCAAATTAACTAGGAGGTAACATGTCAAAATCTGTAACTATCTATAACGGAACTTTCCGCAAACTTAACGGTCAAAAGCGAACTATGTCGTTTATCCGTCGCGCTGATTTGCCAAGCAATATGGTCAATGAAGCAACAATCTCTAATCTAGAGTCAAAGACGCACAATGAAGTTGTGTATGATACTGAAAAGCGAGCTTTTCGTCAATTCAACTGGAAAACTGTTGAAGGTGATGTAACTGAAACATCGACTCGTTTCGAATTCTAACATCTGTCTGGTTTTTCCGTGTAGGTTTTCCGGCAAAGAGAAAAAAACCTACACATTTTTTCTTGACATTGTATTGAGAATAGGTTATATTTAAAAACGGGAGCATGATTAAAACTCTGCTTACCTTAGTCCGAGATGACAAAAAACATCGCCAATCAAACTAGGAGATAACATGGCACTTAATATAGAACTAATGAAGCAAAAGCTTAACAACTCACAAAACAAAAATGCTGGTAAAAACAGCGGCACAAAATGGCGCCCATCAGAAGGAGATCAAACCATTCGTATCCTTCCAACCAAAGATGGCGACCCGTTCAAGGAATTCCACTTTCATTATAATGTTGGTAAAAATCCTGGGATTTTGTGTCCTAAGAAGAATTACGGCGAGCACTGCCCTATTTGCGACTTTGCCTCCCAACTCTGGCGAGATGGTGTAGATAACAATAGCGACCAAACTAAAAATGCTGCAAAGAAGTTATTCGCTCGTAAGCGATACTACTCTCCAATCATTATCCGTGGTGAAGAAACCAATGGTGTAAAGATTTGGGCTTATGGTAAAACTGCTTACGAGACACTTTTAGGATATGTACTTGATCCGGATTACGGTGACATTACAGCATCCGAAACCGGAACGGACATTGTGTTGAACTACACTGTTCCCGGCACTCCCGGGTCTTTCCCAAAGACCCAACTTAAACCTCGTCGCCGTCCCTCGGTACTATGCGACGACGGAGTCGCTGACTGCGAAGCATTATTGGATAGTGTGCCCGACATCGAAGCACAATTTAATAGACTGTCATCAGAAGAAATTCAAGCTCTGTTGGACGACTATCTATCTACTGATTCCTCCTCCGAAATGTCCTCCTCAGAAACTGCTAAGTACGGCAGTTCAGTAGACAAAAAACTTAATGACTTTTTAAGTTAGTGATTGATTCGTAACTGCCCCCCGCGAATAAAAATAAAGGTGGGGCTTTTTTTTAAGGAGAAAAAACACATGGCAAAAGCCGGAAAAATCGACCTCAAAGCAATGCAAAAACTTGTTAATAAAAAAACAGGGCTTAATGTCGCTCACGACCTAACGAAAGACAGCCCAACGGTTGTCAAACAATGGATACCAACTGGATCAAGGTGGCTTGATTCCATCATCAGCCGAGGGAATTATGCTGGTATCCCTGTTGGAAAGATTACTGAAATAGCCGGATTGTCCGGTTCAGGAAAATCTTTCTTAGCAGCCCAAATTGCTGGTAACGCTCAAAAGATGGGATTATTCCCAGTGTATTTTGATGCAGAATCAGCAATCGATCCAACCTTCTTGGAAAAAGCAGGAATTAACACAGAGCAACTGATGTATATTCAAGCTGTATCTGTGGAAAAAGTTCTAGAAACAATCGAGATGCTTATGGACTCTTACGAGGACACAAAATTCTTGTTCATCTGGGACTCTATTGCTGCTACTTCCTCTGAGAAGGAGATTGAGTCGGACTTCAACCCTCAATCAACTATGTCCGTTAAACCTAGGATCTTTGGAAAGGCTTTTCCAAAACTGACCATACCTCTGGCAGACGGACAACACACTTTGCTGATGATCAATCAACTAAAGACCAATATTAATGTTCAAAACCCGATGGCTGCTCTGGTCGAGCCATACATCGCACCCGGTGGTAAGGCAATTGAATACTTTAGCTCCTTAAGGATTTGGCTAACCAAGCGTAAATCAAAAGCAGCTTACGTCACAGACGATACTGGTCTTCGTGTCGGATCAGAAGTAAAGTGTACCCTTCAAAAGTCTAGATTCGGTACAGAAGGCCGAGTGTGTACTTTTAAGATCCTCTGGTCTGGTAAGGCGGCAATACAAGATGAAGAGTCTTGGCTGATCGCTCTGAAGTCCTCTAAGACCAGCAAACTTAAGCTTTCTGGTGCATGGTACTCTTTGATACACGCAGATGGAAAGGAAACAAAATTCCAAGGAAAACAGTGGATTGCAAAACTCCAAGATCCGAAATTTAGAAAAACAGTGGTTGATCTAATGGATGAAGAGATTGTAAAGAAATTTGATTCTGAGGGAAAAAACTTTGGTGTGAGTGAAGACGATTAATATTGTTTTCATGTTTTCTCCGGCGGTGAGTTGTGGTTGGCTCACCGCCTTTTTTTATTTTTTTCTTGACAAAATTCAGTATCATGTTATATTATAAGAGAACACGGAGAAAAAACATGAATGCTAAATTATGGTTAGCTGTAGATTCAGCTTTACGAAAATTACAAAATGCCAGCTATTGGGCAACCTCAGTTGATGCTTATAAAGAAGACATTGATGCTGCCATTGCTGCACTTAAAGAAGCTAAAAGAAAAATTGAGGAGGAAAAATGAAAAAAGTTATGATAATAGATGGTCTCAACATGTTTTTGAGATCATACATTGTGGTGCCATCATTGGACAAGCACGGTGCACCAAATGGAGGAACTTACGGCTTCATGAAATCACTGCAGAAGATTTGCGGAAAATTCCAACCAGATGAAGTTGTTGTTTGTTGGGATGGCGAAGGTGGTTCTCAAAAGAGAAGAGAGATAGATAAAAACTATAAAGCCGGCCGGTCACCCGTTCGCTTTAACAGGAGGCTTATCGACCTTTCTCCGGAGGAGACAGAGAAAAATAAATACAATCAACAATACCGATTAATGGAATATCTCAATGATCTTCCGGTTATCCAAACAATGATCGATTATATTGAAGCGGATGATGTAATAGCTTACGTTGCACAGCATGAGAAATACGAAGATTGGGAGAAAGTGATAGTCTCCTCAGATAAGGATTTTTATCAGCTAATTTCCAAAGATTGTAAGCTGTATCGCCCGATACAAGATCAAGTGGTGGATTACCCTAGCTTAATGAATGAACACAAAATTCACCCGAAAAACTTCGCATTAGCGAGAAGTTTAGTTGGAGACAAATCTGACAATTTACCGGGTGTCCCAAGAGTTGGACTGAAAACGGTCGCTAGTAAATTTCCTTTCCTAGCAGACAGTTGCCAATACGAAGTTGAAGACATTATGAAGCATTGTGAGAACCTAGATAAGATTTTAAAAGTTCATGAAAACATTCTAGAAAATTCACTCTTGGTGGAAAAAAATTACAAGATAATGCAGTTATATAGTCCATCTATTGGCCACGTCCATAAAAAACAAATAAATTTTTCTTTAAAAGAGTTTGAAGCTAAACTAGAAAAACTCGATTTAACCAAAAAACTCTATTCTGACGGTATCAATGCGGGTTCGTTCACTGTTTTGATGAACGTCATGAAAAAAATAACTTTATAAAAAATAAAACTTGACAGACTTTTTAAAATACGTTATAATACTTATAACATCGGAGAACACATGAAAAATCAACCAGAGACATTTCAGAGGTTTGGCAAAGCCTTTCAAGAAAAATTCTGCCACCTTATGCTTTCAGATAGACCTTTTTGCGACCAAGTCGTCGAAGTGCTGGATTTTGAATTTTTGGATTACGAATACTTGCGAGTTTTTGTTAAAATTTTAACTGATCATCGTACAAAGTATAAGGTTCATCCATCTTATGAAATTATGGAATCGCGAATCAGAACAGAATGTAACAACTACACCAAAGCACTCAAAGAGCAGCTTTTGCAATTCTATGCTAGCATTTTATCAACCGATAGAATTGATAATTCAGCTTACATCAAAGACAGCTCAATAGACTTTTGTCGTAAGCAAGTACTGAAGGGTGCCATGATGAAGTCGGTGAAACTTATCAAGTCGTCGTCATTTGATGAAATTCAAAAGGTCATTGAAGAAGCACTTAAACTGGGTACTGATAATAATTTTGGCCATGACTACATCAAAGACTTTGAGGAGAGATACACAATTACAGCTAGAGATCCAATTTCAACAGGATTTGAGCGTATTGATGAGATCTGTAAGGGTGGAATAGGCAAAAGCGAATTGGGTGTTGTTATCGCCCCAACAGGTGCCGGTAAATCAATGGTTCTTGTTCACTTGGGAGCTGAGGCTCTTAAGCAAGGAAAGACTGTTGTTCACTATACTATGGAGCTTCAAGACACTGTTGTCGGTAATCGCTATGATTCTTGTATTTCCGGAGTTCCCTTGTCAGATTTGTTCCATAATAAGCAGCAAGTTCTATATAAGATTAAGGATGTTCCGGGTAATTTAATTATCAAGGAGTATCCAACAAAGTCTGCTTCTACCGAGACAATCAAACAACACATTGAACGTCTTAAGAAGAGAAACATAATACCTGACATGATTATTGTTGACTATGCTGACCTCTTGCGACCTGTCCGTGCAACAGCAGAGAAAAGATTTGATCTAGAGAATACTTATGAAGAGCTACGTGCAATCGCGCAAATCTATAAGTGCCCTGTTTGGACAGCCTCTCAGACAAACCGATCTGGCTTAAATGCTGAGGTTATCACAATGGAGGCAATATCGGAAGCATTTAATAAATGTTTTGTGGCAGATTTTATCTGTTCTCTTTCTAGAACAGTTCAAGACAAACAAGCAAACAAAGGTCGTGTATTTATTGCGAAAAACCGCAATGGGCCTGATGGACTAGTTTTTCCGGTTTTTGTTGACTGGTCAAATGTCAAAATGAAAGTTTTAAATGCAGACAGCAATGAGTCAATTGCTGATGTCATAAAAGATTCAGATACAAATACTTTGGATTTTTTGAAAGCAAAATATAAAAACATAAAAAAATGAGGATTATAAATGTTAAAATTAAAAGATGTAAATGTAAGAAAGTTTAGACTTTCTGAGCAATTTATTGCTCAATACAAAGAAGCCGACGTTCCATGGGGACCTGTCGGTTATGTGACCTTTAAACGCACATACGCTCGTCGATTGGCAGAGTTTGATGATGGTGCCGAAGGAACAGAAGAATGGTGGCAAACCTGCCGCCGAGTTATAGAAGGTATGTTCGATATACAGAAGCGACATGCTTTTATGATTGGTATTGAGTGGGTTGACGCAAAAGCCCAGAAAACTGCCAAAGAAGCCTATCATCGGCTTTTCAATCTTAAGTGGACACCGCCGGGACGTGGACTTTGGATGATGGGAACAAAATTTATTTATGAGAGAACAGGAGCGGGTCTTTTTAATTGCGCTTTTCGGTCCACAAAAGACATAGCCAGTAAGGGCGGTTATCTCTTTGCGTGGATGATGGATGCTCTTATGGTTGGTATCGGAGTTGGTTTTGATACACTCGGAGCAAAAACTTTCACCGTTAAAGAGCCCCATTGGACTAATGATACACTAATTATCGAGGATTCACGCGAAGGCTGGGTCAATAGTGTACACATTCTATTGGACGGCTTTATTCTTGGTAAAAAAGTTCCCAAATTTGATTACTCTGCGATCCGTGGCAAAGGTGAGCCAATCCGTGGTTTTGGAGGAACATCTTCCGGTCCAGCTCCCCTTATCGAGCTGCATAGCAACTTAAAAGCTTTGCTTGAACCAAAAATAGGAGAACACATTGAGTCGGTTGATATTGTTGACATTGAGAACCTCATCGGTCGTTGCGTGGTTGCTGGTAATGTACGCCGCTCTGCTGCATTGGCAATTGGCGCTCACGATGATAAAGACTATCTTTCAATGAAGAATGATAAAGAAAAACTTTATCATCATCGCTGGGGATCAAATAACTCTTTTGAAGCTAAAGTTGGTATGGACTACACTTGGCATGCTGAGCAGTCTCAAATCAATGGAGAGCCCGGCTATATTTGGCTAGATAATGCCCGTAATTACGGAAGAATGAAGGACGGAAAGCGTACTGATGACATGAAGGTTATGGGGTTCAACCCTTGTGTTGAACAGCAGCTTGAAGATGCAGAACTTTGCTGTTTAGTTGAAACTTTTCCCGCAAAGCACGATACATACGAAGACTACCTGAAGACGCTTGAGATAGCTTATATGTATGGTAAAACCGTAACTCTCATCAATACTCATTGGCCTGAGACCAATGCAATTATGTTAAAAAATAGACGAATAGGTCTTTCTCAATCTGGTGTAATTCAAGCCTTCAACAAGTTCGGGAGGAGAACTGTGTTTAGTTGGTGTGACGATGCCTACAAACATGTTGAAGAATTAGATAAAGAATACAGTGATTGGCTTTGCGTACCACGTTCAGTACGCATGACTTCTATAAAGCCATCTGGCACTGTTTCTTTGTTGAATGGATCCACACCGGGTATCCATTATCCGGAGGATGAATTTTATATTAGACGAATTAGATTTGCGTCCAATTCTTCTATTCTTCCGGCGCTTGAGGAGGCTGGATACAAGATTGAGAAAGATTCTTATTCACCAAATACAATGTGTGTTGAGTTTCCAGTTCACGAACCATTTTTTCGAAAAGGAAAGAGAGACATCTCTATGTGGGAGCAACTTGAAATAGCGGCACAATATCAATATTATTGGGCAGACAACTCTGTCTCAATTACGGTTACTTTCCATGATCATGAAAAAAATGAAATCAAAGATGCTTTGGAAATGTATGAAGCCAGACTTAAGGCTGTTTCGTTCCTTAAATATCAAGAGACGGGCTACGAACAGGCACCTTATGAGCCAATTACTAAAAAGCAGTACGATAAGATGATCAAGAAAGTTAAGCCAATCCAAAAGATTGAAACCAATGAAGGCGGAGTAGGATCCAAATTCTGTACAAATGATACATGTGAAATATAGGAGTAAAAATGAAACCATTTAACAGACACATTTTAGTAAAACCAGTAGAAGAGCCGAAGAAAAAAGAAAAAACTTTAGTTGTTCTACCGACCGATTATAAAAGACCGGAGTCACCCTACCAACTAGCAGAAGTTCTAGAACTATCTGATGATTGCAAGGTTAAGTTATCTTCCGGTGACAAAATAGTTTTCGAAAAGAGAACTCTCCAAAAAATCGAAATAGATGGAGAATTACACTATTTAATATTAGAAAATTATGTTTACGGGAGAATTTAACATGAAGCTTACTAGAAAAACACTCAAAAGACTTATAGAACAAGTCGTTAAAGAAAATAGCATGGTTCTATCAGAAGAACAAATCGGTCTCAGTTTCCAAGAGTTTAAAGCTCTATTGGATGACAAGTCCAGCAAAGGAGGCCTCCAGAGGCTTGGAATCATGTCCGGCGAAAACCCTAGAGGTGTTGGTACATCTGATGAACAAAATGTTGAACTCATGAAGGATCTTTCTTCGTTCCTAGATGACAAAGGACTTCAGTATGTTTCGATCGGCGGCAGATACGGTAACCCTGAAAACAGCTACATCATTCTCAATCCCACTATGCTTGACATGGTCGGGTTTGGCAAAGCGTTTGGACAAGCTTCTGTTATTTACGGTCAAAAAATGCGAAGAATAGCTTCAACTGAGGTACCGACAATTCACTTTAGATTTGACTACATTCAAACTGAACCTGACGGATATGAAGAGCCTCAATATGATCCACAAGAATATTACGTTAAAGAGTCTCAAGACATGATCGTTAAAACAGACGAAGATGACTTTTATAGTGAACTTGAGGGTACTAGATTCAATATTCCGTTCTTCATAGGGAGAGAAATGCCAGACGAACGATACGCAACAGCTACAGATGTAGAAGGTGAAATTGACGCGCTCAAGGGGAAGTATGACCGAATATGAAAAGACCATTCACCTCTTTGAAGATTCCATTGGTCGGGTGGACTATGTTTCTCATATGGGTAGCGACCTTACCGTTGTTAATAGTGCTCGGGTCTCTTTTGGCAATACAAGGGTGGAGTTGGATAACAGAGACCGCAAGCTTATACGATATCTTATATCCCACAAGCATACTAGCACTCTGGAGCACTGTGTTGTCACTTATAAGTTTACTGTCCCTTTATATATTCGTAGTCAGCATCACCGTCACAGGACGTGGTCATATAACGAGATTTCAAGACGATACACAGAAAAAGACCTACAGTTTTATTGTCCACGAGAATTTAGAACACAGCACAAATCAAACCGACAAGCCTCCAATTCAGAAGAACTGATTGATCCTTTTCTATGGCATAGTGGAGAAACTCCTTTAGTAAGAGCTTTCCACCCACCTGCATCTGAATCCTATAAAGAGCATTGCTTACACTCTCTTCGCCTATTTGAAGAACTAGTTAGGAAAGGAGTGTGCCGAGAACAGGCGAGAGGTGTTTTACCACAAACTCTTTATACGGAGTATTATGGTACTGTTAATCTTAACAATCTTCTCAAGTTTGTCTCTCTTCGTCTACATGATGGCGCTCAATGGGAGATCCAAAAAGTTGCCGAAGCCTGCCTTGAAATTGCCTCTGACCTCTTCCCAATCACAGTTGGAGCCTACCAGACTATCTCTGGAGCCGGCAAAGTTTAGAAAAGGAGAGCTAGTTCACCTGAATGCATTTGGCCAAATTTTATGTGTTGACAGGAACAATGCAACTATTGGTATAATAATGTCAAACGCACACAGTTGCATTTTGAGTGGCGATGGAGACATAATAAGCTATTGGGTTTATGATGTGTTTGTTGGAAACCAACTAATTACTCAGATACCTCAGAATTTTATGGAAAGGATTGAACAGGAATGAAAGTAAAGAAGATTTTAACAGAGTGGCGAACATTCATAAAAGAAGAGCAAAGAGTGAAAACTCCGATTGAAGCTTCTTATTATAAAATGAAAGATGTTAAACTTAACGAGGACTTTGTTAATGAAATAGCAGCAGCCCACATAATTCGTTTGATCGAAGGTGTGGGTTTATCTAATGTAGAAGGTTACATGGACTCGGTGTCCTTTGGCAAGTCAAATGCTCAACGGATGGCTGAAATTTTAAGCAGTGCACAACTGATGCAGAAATATTTTAATTTTGGTTATTCTGAGCAAGTTGATTATTTCTCAGTTCCTTTAGAAGTTGATGTTCTGCCAACTGCCTCGTATCGTTTTCCAATTTCACGCGAGGAGTTTGGAAAAAATGTAGCCAAACAGACCACTTGGGGAACAATTAAATCAGACTTGAAGGTTTCCTTGACATTTAAAGGCACCAATCCAAAGTACGCTAATAAAATAGCTGTTTTCGAGAATTATCAAACTCTAGAAGATGTTTCCGGTGCCATGAGAGAAATGTTACTAAATGGTGAATATGACTTCAAGTCATTGGCACCAATCGGACCAGATGTTGGCTATAAAGGTGACCCTCGCGATCAACCGTCTAGAGCGGGAATGGGTGGAGCACAATCTGCTGCTGATCTGTTTGGATTTCCACAATGGAGCAAAGAGTTTCCGCAACACGGTAAAGATGCACAAGCGTGGAGAGATCTTTGGGCCAAAACCAAGAGTGATTTTGAAGATGCCACTTTTGCCATTAACATGATGAACAGCTCCGGAGCAACAGAAAAAGAGATTAAAATGGCACAAGAAATCTTGGCTGCAATCAAGCCCAAAATTAAGACTTTAATGCCACAAAGACTAGAAGCAGCAAACAAGGTGCTTAAAAATCTTATGTCCTATAAGACACTACCAACAGGTCAAGAAGTTTTGACATACACTAACATAACAAATCCGGTCAAAAGAATACAGAAAGAAATTGAATCTGTAACTGGCATGATAGAGAAGATTAATACTTCTCCGGAGTTCGAAGAAAAGAAGAGTATAGACGACTTATACACTGCAGCACTCTCCGGAGACAAGGCGGCTGCAAAAGAAGCATTTAAAATTTTCCGAGCAAATAAAGAGAACGTTAAAGCTATGGAAATGAGAAATGTTATGAGGGGTAGATGAACTTAATCTTCCCTAAGATAGTAACAGGCGGCTCCTTGGAGTCCTTGTTCCACGCTTACATACATGAACTTCCAATTGTTCTAACACAACCTTATATACCATTTGAGCTTGAAAAGCTAGAGAATCACGAAATGTTTGAGTTGCTGGGATATAATACGCACAATGTCTTGACAAAGACGCAGGTCTGGGATCGACTAGTGTTTGTTCTTTCCATGGCAGGTCTGGTTTTGATGCCCAATAATGTAAGAAGCGTAAGGCACGAAAGAAACAGGATTGTATTTGCTCTTAATGACAATTCACGTCTAATAATAGCTTATGAAAGAAAAGTGTCGTTTGATGAGCATATCGCCGGCGAAGTTGATGTTTATGATTGGTTTAACATAAAATCAGGAGGAAAAACGGAGTTTGAAGAGATCCATGACGACGAGAATCTTGTGAAGAAAGTCATCTTTTATGATTCAAAGAGAGTTGGTAATGGTGGCAAAGGAAGAAAAGATCTTGTATCTGTATCTCACATGCAAACACAAGACCTGCAAGATTATGAAAACTCTGAGAGCTATGTGCGCCTTAAGACCTTACAGATGATGAAAGATGCCGGAATGAGAGGGCGACCAAACGGCTACTCTAAATTAGGAACACAGCTCCATTATGCCCTTAAAATAGACCATACACATCGAGAGATTCTTAAGAAATACAAGCCAAAATATACAATGATACAAAGCTTTAGACAAATTAAAGAAGAGAAGGAGATATGGAAACTAACCAAAAAACTACTACATCAAAAGCAAATTTCCATCTTGCGGGAATCGTCCCGGTTGCCGGTGGACATTGTGATTTAAAGTTTCCATTCCCGGATGTAATGTTACCAATAGCGAATGATTACACACTGCTAGACGCCGCTATTGTTGAGTGTGCCTATGCCGGTTGTGATACAATCTGGATTATCTGCAATGACGACACAGCTCCACTATTACGCCATAGGATCGGAGATTACATCGAAGACCCTTCTTATTATTACTATAACACCTCAGCCAACAGAGAGCAACGCAAACGCATCCCAATTTTTTGGGTACCCCAACATCCGAAAGATAGAGACAAGAGGGACTGTCTATCGTGGAGCGTTGTTTATGGATCATTGTGTGCCTTTCGAATTGCCTCTAAGATTTCCAAATGGGTTATCCCAGATAAATATTATGTGAGCTTTCCATACGGACTCATGAACCCGAGAGACCTTATGCCATCCAGAAAGGACATTAGTTCGCGAAATAATTTTTATCTCATGTCAAAAGAAAAGACAATACAAGACAACATCTATGCTTCGTTTACCTTTGGTAAAGATGAGTTTATAAAATACCGTAGAAATGTGCGCAAAGGAACAGGACAATGGAAGGGAGACTATGGAAACATGCAAAAGCTTCCTCTAGAGGACCGCTGGTCTGCGAGATTCTTTGAGCCAAAGGATGTGTTCACTGATCTAGATTTAAAAGACTCCTGTGTTCTGCGGACTGAGACGTTTTTCAACATAACCGGTTGGCCCGAATATCACAACTACATGAAATCGGATTATTCCATGGAAATTATTAAACCTCCGGAGGATTTATTTTCTTATAAAGAGTTCCATGGTGTTGCAACCTAGTTATCACATGTCTATAGAACAAAAGAAATTCAATCGTCTAAGAAAAGAATTGCAATTTTTGCAAAGCGAATTAGAATATGTGGAAGAAGTCCTCAAAGAAGCGCATCTCAAATTTGAGGAAGCTCATAGGGAATATTGTAAAGAAAACAATATAGATTTGGATAGCCTCAATAAGCAGCACAATGATAAAATAAACCAGTTGATACCAAAACCGGTAAAAAAAGAGACCGGTCTTGTTGTTTATGAAAATAAGAAAGACAAGGATGTTTTTAAAAGGGTTTACAAACAAATAGCTAAGAAGTTGCATCCGGATATCGGAGGGGATGAAGAAGAGTTCAAAGAAGCAACTTCGGCAATGCAAGAAAAAAATTTAGAAAAACTACTTGACATATGTGACAAACATGTTATATTATTAAAGATAGACGAGGAAATGATAGAAGTTCTGCAAAAACAAATTTTAGAAACAAAAGAAAGAATAAACAAAGAAAAATCTACTTATTCATGGAAGTTGTATTCATGTGGAAGAAACGAACTATGTAAGAATCAATTGATGGATGCCTTCTTAAAGCAACTTTTCAATTACAGGAGATAATAGATGAAATTAACAACAAAGACGCTGAAGCAGCTTATCAAAGAAGAGCTGAATGTAATTAAAGAAATGGCAACACCACGTACCAAAAACAGAGGTGTTTTTGAGTATGAAGGCTATAGGGTGAGATATTATGTCTACCCACCAAATGTAACAAGCCGGGATAATGTAGAAGGGTTCAAAGGAGGGTTGATTGGACACTATAAGGTTGAAAGAGATTCAGACTTGTATAATGCTATAGCTAACGACTATTCAGCAGCGGATCCTAGTGATGTTTATGTTGTGGGCTTAGAAAGTGAAGATATAGCACAGACTTTAATAGCGAGTGGTCAAATAGTAAAAGATAGAAGCTTATAACGGAGGAAGCATGAAGATAAATCAAAAGGTTAAAACAAAACACAGAAACAGATATGGTAAAATTATTTCTATAGAACATGTTGAAGGGCTTTCAACAGAATACGTCGTAAGATTAGAAAGCGGTGACGAAATGATTTTTTATGGAGCAGAATTGGAGGTTGTCGATGTTTAACCCAAATAAACTTTTGTTATGTAAGATCATGGAAAATGGCGGTTTTATCAACGCCCATGCACATTTTGATCGCGCATACACAGTTACAGAAGAGAATATGGAGAAGGTGGTTAATTACCACCTTTTTGATAAATGGAAGTTCGTCGATAACTTCAAAAAGAATGCTGACACCGCAATCTACATCAATAACATGATGACAGCACTTGATGGACAACTCGAACAAGGCGTTGTTGGTGCTATGACGTTTGTTGATGTTGATAGTGTCTGTGGCTTCAAAGCCCTAGAGGCTGCCCAAGAAGCAAAGAAAATAGCAGCTGAGAAAGGTTTCACTCTCAAATTATGCTCACAGGCACTAAAAGGAGTTATTGAACCTAAAGAGAACAGACTACTAAGAAAAGCTTTGGAGATGGATTATTTAGATGCTATTGGTGGATTACCAAGAGCAGACAAAGGCTGTGAGCAGCCACATTTAGATGAAATTCTCTTCTTGGGAAAAGAATATGGTAAAAGAGTCCATGTTCATGTTGATCAGTTAAACAATAATTTAGAGAAAGAAACAGAGCTTTTAGCTAGAAGAACAATACATTGGGGCATGGAAGGCCGAGTCACCGCAGTCCATGGTATCTCCATCGCAGCACATGAGGTGGAATACAGAAAAGAAGTTTACAGAATGTCCCGTGATGCGGGACTTTCTTTTATTACGTGCCCGACAGCTTGGATCGATTCTAGAAGAAGTGAATGGTTGACACCTACACACAATGCAATCACGCCGGTTGAAGAAATGCTGGAACATGATCTTGTGGTGGCGATAGGTTCGGACAACATTCAAGATGTATACAAGCCGTTTTCAGATGGAAACATGTATACAGAGGTTAAATTCTTATTAGAGTCTCTCCATCTTTATGATATCAAAGCCCTAGTTAAAATCGCTACTAAAAACGGAAGACTAGTTATTGGTATGGAGGACGATGTTCATGGAGATTTTAAAGTTCGAAATCGGCGATCTGGTTTGCTATAAACCAACGGAAGACAATAAATACGCGAATGGCGAGAAACAAATCGGTGTAGTCCTACAGGTTATAAAAGAGGTCAATCCACTGTTCATGGCAATAGAAGAGTCTGAGATCTATATGCATGAGTACGTTGTAAGGTGGTTTGTGTCTGGATATACTTCGACACTTTTGCCGTTTAATTTAAGAAAATTCAAACTACCAGAGGGGGAAACATGAAGGGGAGTTTAGTAAGATGGATGCACGATGACGAACCAACAAATCTTTGTGTGATCCTTAGAGAATATGTAGAAGATGATAATTATGATGATGCGGATGAACATCTAAGGCACGTTGAAAGCCCATTATTTTTGATTTATGACTTTGTGACCAACGAATTGTTCTATGCAGTTTTGGATGAATTACAATTCATATAAAAAAACTTGACAAACCCGCATGATGTGTTATATTATATAAGTAACAAGGGAGACAAGATGAAAACAAGATTAGTACCACCGTCTATTTGGACGGACAGAACTGTAATGGTGTCTGGTGGGTTCGACCCCATTCATGCTGGACATGTTGCGATGATAAGAGACGCGGCAAACCACGGAGACGTGATTGTTGTCGCAAATAGCGATGAATGGCTTATGCGAAAGAAAGGTTTTGTATTCATGCCGTTTGAAGAACGACGAGACATCCTTAAGGAAATCAAAGGTGTTATCATTGTAGCGGCCGTTGATGACTCAGATGGAACGGTATGCGATGCTCTTCGTAAGATCCGACCATGCTATTTTGCTAATGGCGGAGATAGAGGGAAGGAGAACACGCCCGAACAAGATGTGTGTGAAGAACTAGGTATTGAGATGCTTTGGGGCATTGGTGGAGACTACAAACGAAACTCTTCATCCGACCTCGCAAAGAACTTGGTTGAGAATTATCCAAAATCAAAATAATAGCCTAATTAAAGTAATCGGAGAACTTAAAATGAAACTCACAACAGAACAAATAAAAAAATTAATTCTAGAGGAATTAAATGAAATGGCGATGCCCCCTAAAGATAATATGAGTGATAAGGAATTGCTGGAACAAGCTATAATGATGTTAGATGGGATAATGGAAACAGAAAACTTTCAAACCAATCCAGAACTTCATGGCAAGTTGGCTCCGATTTATCAAATGCTACAAAAACTTATGTACAGCTATGAAGTCGATCCTGCCACCGGAACAGAAGATCCAAATAAATTAGATATTTATTAATTTTTCTTGACAAATCCTTGAAAACATGTTATAATATTAACACAATCTAGGAGAACAAATGAGATTTTTATTACCAATGCTGCTGGCATGTAGTAGTGACATTGCTATTATAACAACAGAGAAGACTCAAGACACAGAAGAAGAAATAATTGTAACAGGTGAGGTTTCAGCAGAGCCCGGTGAAGAACCTTCTTCTCCAACAAGCGAACCTGAATCACAAATGACTGAGTTATCCGTTGGTCTTGCAACAATTCACTTCCGACAGATATCTTGTCCGGCATGCATGGGAGTGTCTAACGAGTTTGATATCACAGCAGAACTGTTGATGCACTATCCGACCAGTGGAGACTATTTTGAATACATGACACCGACAGGCACCTGTACAACTCAATTGCTGGAGTCCTATGTAAGTTCCCAGCCAGTACAGGCAACGCAACCTGCCATGTTCAATAGCATCCAGTTAAATCCCGCAGGTCAAGGAAAATGGGAGAACGGGTTCCTTTATGAGTATCAGATTGAGAGGCAGACACCCCATACAATTACTACTGAAAACGGTACGATAGTTAACGCATTTACAACCATAGAAGGCTTTGACGACATTCAACCCTACACTTTACTATGGGTTGATCCTTCTTACGCTTTTGATGCTATAATCTCCAAGAATGGCACAACTTTTACATG